TACATGGTTCTCTTGTAGTGTCAAGAGATTGTTTGTCATCTTAAAATTAGATTGTCCCATTGTGTTTATTTGCGTCGCTAGTGTGCTGTTACTCGTTCCAAAAATTCCCATTATGCCTCACCCTCCTGCTCCGGTGTTGTCACTACGACACCATCGGTCAATAAAGCCTTGACTCTTTCTGCCATTCCTTCAGTTTGTACCATTAAAGAATATAGTTGCTCTTCCTTACTTGATGATTCATTGGTTGGTGGTATTATTTTCCATCCAACAGATGATAGAGAGTTGATATCCTCTTGCCTCAATGTTGTGAGTGGCCCTGACTTTACTAGGTTGACTGGATTCAAACTCTTAGCAGATGGAATATACGCACTGAATGATAGTCCGTGTTCTTCCGCTAGAACCTGCTGCTCTAGCATTTCATACTGCATGTGTATCGCTGCATGTTTTTCACAAAACGTCCCACGCATTGGATATCCTTTTCTCACCTTATGTAATGGCAAAGGAGGTCTCCTGTGGTCATCTGCTGTCCAAAACTTCTGTGTTCCACAAACCACGCACCTATCTTTTATGTTGTATTTGTAGCCAAAGGGTATTTTCAAGAATCTCTTCCTCTCAGGTTTTAGAACCTTGATTATCTCCTTCAGTTGCTTCTTTGGCTTTAACGACTTAAACTCATAAGCCATTACAGGGCCAGCAGCCCTAGCCGCAGTTAAGCGGTCTAGAAAGGGATTTATCCCTGTATTCACTGTTGCGTTTGTTGCACCGATGAGGCTCGGTGGCTGAAATCCTCCTTGCATCGTCATTGTATTTACCTCGATGGATTAGACCTACCGTGTATGGTCTACCCATTGTGACGCACTAGTAGTCTTTTATCATTGTTAAGATTCCTCGATACACCATCTCTGAATCTGATTTAGCACTTACGATGTATTTGAAGCAGGGAATACCGACATCGTTCAGTTTCTGTAGGCCCGGTTTGAATGACTCAAATATTGGATGCTCCTCAATTTTTCCTGTATGCGGGTATCTGTCTTTCCAAAGGTCGTACTTGTTTGCCCACAGCCCAACTGCAAGTGGATAGTCATGCTCTTTCTTTTTTCTCTTTCTCCCTCCCATCTCCCAAGTCGGATTGCATATTGAGTCCACTAGGAATGTCCAGCACAGTTGTTGTTCTATGTCATAGTGCTTGTTCAAGTGCCTATCATCCAACATGAAGATGATGTATTTTACATGCCGACTTCTCATGTCTTTTATCCATTCTTCCCAATACACTGTTTGACCACCTATGTCTGCGGTCTTTATTGTGTGGGCATCGCCGTCTAGTTTTACGAACTTTCTAGTTGCTCTATGTCTGCCAACAGTTCGCTTCTGTATTTCGGGAACTTCCCCCCTAGTCATTAACTGCTTTTGCAGAGTGGTTTTTCCTGCTTGACTAGCACCGTATATTCCGAAGTTGATTGCATGAAGTCGATTGTACATCTTATTCATTGCTTCTACAATGAGTATTGCAAATCCTGCTATCACCTCGTCAGTGAGTCGGATGTCTAACAACATTAAAATTATTGAGAATCTAATGTCCAGCCCAAAGTGATGTTATCAAGTGCCAAGCACCTTGATAGAGGTTGAAGCCAAACAAAGAAATTGCGTGGCCTACTAGGAAACTAGCGATTGAGGCGAAGGTTCCCCAAAGCCAAAACCTTGCCCTCAGAAACCAAATGTCTGCTGAGTGCGCCCTCTGTAAATCATACGCTAAGGTAGTTTCATCCATCCCAAAAAGGATTTCACTTACCATTTGAATCACTCATTGAAACCCGTTAAGAAGGCAGGACTAACAGTTTGTGGTTGTTCAACAGGCATGGGCATGGTTGGTGCATTATTCTCTCCATAAACCATCTGTCCTTGTTGTATTCCAAACTGTTGAGAGAAGTTTCTAAGAGACTCTCTGACTCTTTTTCTGTTCTCTTCATCTCTCGCCTTTCGGTTCCAATATGACCCAATTTGTCTTTGTAGTAGGAAATCTTCGATAAAATCATTCAGTATCAAATCAAATAATGCTTTCATAACCATAATCCCCCCTACAGTCATGACCCCGAAGAGGGCAGCGTGAATGTATTCACTAAAGAGTAGCATGTCCTTTACATTGGCATAGAAGAATATGTTTACTCCGCTAATAGCACCAACGAATAGGATAGTCATTACAAGTCTAGTATCTGTATCTATGCTCGGCATCTACTCACCTCATGCGTAATTGATGGAGGCCGTTCCCGTTCCAGTTAGTTCAGCATAGATACCATTGTTGCAGATTACTCCTCCCATATACTGCTCCATGGTCTCTGCGGTTCCTCCTGCATGTACTACGATTCTTGCTACCTCTTTCTTTCCTGATGTGCTTGAACTATCACTATCAAACACTTTGAGTGTAAATAAAGCGTTATCTGTTGATGTGACGTGAAGGCTAGTTATTCTAACTCTGCTTTTTGAGACAACTGTGGAAGTGCTTAGAACCCCGCTGCTGTTACATGCTTCCGGCACTACTCATCACCTGCACTAGATAGTCTCGCTACTAAGTCTGCCTTTAGTCCGTCTGTTGATAGCCCTTTCTCCTCTAGTCTTGCTTTTAGTTGTTTAACAGTTAGTTTCGATAGGTCTTCTTGTGGTTGTTCAACAACCTCTTCCTCAACAGTTTCTTCTTCAACCACTGGCTCCTCTACCACTGGTGGTGTTGGAGCAATGGTTTGTTTCACTTTGTTGATTATCGATGTTTCGGGAAACATAGTTGATTGAACATCCTTCGCTTCTCCTTCTATGTTGAATTCTCTTTTTAGTATCTCTAATAGATACTCATTCAAATCAAGAACATCTTTTTTGTCGGAGGAATCAAACTCTACGACGAGTGCTTCATCTCCTAACATTCCCACTGCTATAGATAGTGGAACATTCGTTTCTTCTAATGCCGTAAGAGCATATACTTCCCCACCCCTTCTTAGGTTGAGAGGACCAGTTGCTCTGTGTTTTGCTAACTTTACTTTTGCCATAATAACACCTTATTTTTTTTGTTGGTAGTAACCCCTGCCCTATTACGGGCAGAGGCTACTACTTTACGTCATCACTTAATCGTTGTGTTATTTCAGATTAATCCATAGGCTCTAATTCTAATTTCACCGATGTTGTCCGTGTTAGACGCAGCAGGTGCGTGTATCTGGAACTCAGTGTTAGAATTAGCCGCATACTTTCCACCATTCGCTGCGCCTGAAAGGACTTCAGGTGTAATCATGGAAACAGCGTAACCACCACTAATTGTATCTACCGATATGCCTGAGACTAGGACACAAGTGATTGTGCTTAGTCCTAACGAAGATGCGTTAATCTGCTCTCCGTTTGCGGTGTAAGATGTGATATCTATGACAGCATCTACGACATACTCATCGCCTACAACTCTAGGAGCAGTAACTCCTTTGTGGTCTGCAAGTAGTGTTACTGTGTGTGCCACTAGTAATCACCTCACGCACTCTTGATGTTGGTTATCTTTCCTTGTCCCTTGAAGAACGAACAACCGGTCTCTCCCATTGTTCGGTACATTCCTTGGTTCCCAAGTTTGCCAACACCGAATGGGTTTCCGCTAGTGATACCATCCTCAAAGTATTGAGTAGGCTTCATCACAGATAGCCATAGGTGGTCAGTGTCCAAGAACAGTATGTCGCTTAGTTCGTTGGTTGTGTTGCTTCCAGTAGAAGGCATGTCTTTGGTTGGGATAATTGGTATGTCATAGTATGTTGCAACTCTGAATCCAACTTCCTGACCCTTGACTCCCCTAACTCCGTTGAAGGTTGGTATGACTTCTCTCCTGTCCATGAACCTCTCTTGGCTCTGCAACAGGTCAGCGATGTGCTGTAGTGTGTCATATCCAGTTAGGATAACCTTTGGGTTTCCGCCGTTCTGCCTGATTCTGCGTATCATTGAGTTCAGCATTGTTAGAGTTAGAACCCTAGCATCACCAGCAGCGTATCCGCTACCAAAGTCAACTTCTGCGTCTAGGAAAGAAGCAGTTCCAGTTGCGGTGTTGCTGGATACAGAAACAGTTCGCTGGATACCGAATATCCTTACTACGTCTGCAACAACTGCGGCATCTCCACCGTTGTTAGCACCGGTGTCCAATAGGTTTGCGTTGTACATAGCGGCAATCTCACCAGCAGATGAAACAATCTTCATGAGAGATGTGTAGTTTCTCTCTATGTTAGATGCGGTTCCATCATCGTATCTCTCAAGAGGCATTACTAGCATCTTGCTCTGTGTCTCTGCGTGGTGCTTACCCATGTCCTCACGAACGATGGCCCTGATGTCACCAACACCATCATCAATGGCAGATAGTTCCATACCGAGTTCAGAGAACTCAAACAGATGTGCAACAGTCTTTGGACTGATGTACAGTTTCTCGTACTCAGGAGCGAGTGCGGGAATATCGTTTCCAGTTCCTAGTGTTGCGTTCTCACCAACTCCACCAATCTTGTCTGCGGCAGGAGTAGCGGAACCTTGGTTTCCTGTTCCTATTCCGAAAGCAGAACCTGAACCACCCTCTGGTCGGCTCTTTAGAACCCTCCATCCACTGGATGTGTATGGTCTCTTTGACAGAATAGCGAGAGGATTGACCTCTCTGTTTAGCATAGACCAAACTTTCTGTCCGTAAAGGACGTTGTATAGGTCTCCTAGTCCACTAGCAGCAGTAAACGGGTTACTTGCTGCATCATGGGGCGTTCCAAAACCACCAACAACGCCAGCAGCCTTGAGCAACGAATTGCCCTGTGCGCCAGCATACCCGTAGGTGGCTGCTTCTAAGTCTTTCAATGTGTTAATGTATCCACTCATTCAGTTCACTCTCCTTGCAAGATTGTGCAGTTCTCCCCACGACATTTCTGCTACTGCTTCAGCAGTGGTTGGGAAACCTTCGGGAAGTTCCATAGCAACTTCCGCAGCCTTGCGAATATTGTCGTCCTTCTCGGACAAAGCCTTGCGTAGTTCTGCAAACTCTTCTTTGAGAGCAGAAACCTCAGTCTGAGCATCGTACTCAGCCTTCTCTGCTAGGGACTTTTTCATGTCCATCTCTTCTGAGAAACGTGCCTCAAACTGTTTGGATAGGTTGTCGTATGCCAACTTTTCCAATTGCTCTGCTCTGAATTGAGCATAGGCTTTCTCTACGTTCTCAGCAGATAGGTCGAGAGTTGAGAAGTCTGCTGCCTCTAGTCCCTTGCTTATTGGGCCTAGTTCCTTTGGTGTAGCAACTGGTCTACCATTTACTACAACGTTCTCGCCAGCCTCGTAGTCTCTTGTTGAATCCTCATCAAGAGCCTTCTCCTCCATGTCAACGTCTTCTTTGTCGTCCATTTCTTTGTACTCCATTTTCTCGTCGTCTTCCTTTTCGTGCATTCCCTTATCATTCATCATTTCTTTTTCCATTTCCTTTTCGTGCATTTCTTTTTCATGCATTCCTTTTTCATCCATTTCTTTTGTTACTTCGTCGCCAGTAACCTCACGCACTTCTTTGAGAAGAGTGTTCAGTTCCGCCAACGCCTTTTCCAGTTTTTCTGACAAATTATCACCTCCATTTTCGTGTTTTAATATGTCGAATTTTGCTTCGGGGTTTATTCCTTTTTCACATATGGTAACTTCATGCAACTCCAAGTTGTCAATCTCGTTGTATTCCCCGTATTCCTCCGAATTTTTCTGTCTCTTTGATATTGCTTGTCCACCTATGCTGAAAGACCGTAGTGTTCCTTTTCTGATTCCTCTTGCTATTTCCTTAGCCTTTTCGATATCATCTCTCATTTTGATAACGACATAGAACCCAACGTTGTCAACACCTGTCTTGTGTAGGACACCGTTGTTGTCTCGATACTTTTCTATTACCTCCCCGACTTGGACATTTGAATGGTTTGACATCACATTTCTGTATGATTTTTCGCTCATGAATTCCGAGACCGCTTTCTTCAGTGCTTCAAGGGTAATCAAGTCATTTTGTTTATCTACGACTTCTATTGACGCATAGCCTCCAATCACTAATTCATCTGATTTTAGTATGGAGAAACCACTGGTCTCTTCTTGTTTAATTAGAACCTCCTGTTGAGCAAACACTCACAAGAGAATAAACTCTTTCTATATTAAATCAACGTTACTCAGGCAATGACAGATTACGATACTTATCCTTTGTAATATCTATTAATCCCTCATCAGATTCAGGGTCTAGCATCTCCTGTTTCTTACCAGTGAAAACTAGCCAAGTATTCTTTTCATTCAATGGCACTACCCTGAAATGAATTCTAGTTTGGAACTTCTCTCCTTCCATTCTATACTCATGGTATCCATCTTTCTGTACACCAAACACTAACTCTCCTTTATCGATTAACTTGTTACTGTCTATCTTTTCTGCTACTATAGCAGGGAACTTACCAGATTTGCCGAACAAGTCAAAGATGTCTTCTGGTTTATCTAAGTCAATCAACCAAGCCATTCTTTTCTTGTCTGTTTCTATGATAAAATCTAGATTGCCGTCATCACGCTGACGGACTTCAAAAGTACCAGTTAATTTGTCCTCCTCCTCGTCCTTCTCTATTGACTCAGGAGAAACATCAAACCTTCTTGGTGAGATGAATATGTAGGAGTCTTGGTTCTTCATCCATTGTAACAGTTGTCTAGGTTTAGAATCGAATATTTCATCATAAGCATCTTCGTGCTTTTCCTTTACCTCTTCTTCAATATCATCAAAATCCATTGGTCTTCCGTAATCTGATAATATGTCTCTTATTGCGATTCGTAGTTTTGACTTTCTAGTTTTCATCAATTTGCCTAATTGGTCTTTTAGGCTGTCCATCTGAACGATGGCGTTTTTCTGCATTAACGTATCACCTGAGAAACCATAGACCGTAAAGCCCTCGATATCATGCTTACAGATTATCTCTGCTTCTCCATGCACGAAATCCGTCACGGTGTATTTCTTTATCTTGTCCTTCTTCTTATCATCCCTCTGCAACTCAGCAACTACACTCAATGGACTTACTAGGTCTTTTGGATTGAAGATGGGGAAGGTTCCTGCTGTTATTGATTTCTTTGTCTTTGTGGATAGTTTCTCCAATGTGACGAGTTTATCAGGTTCGTCTACTTCAGGTAGTTCTATCACTTTTGCAGAGTACAGACTGTATCCCTTCTTTGCCTTGCCAACCTCATCTACCTTAACTCGTATTATGGACCCAACATCCACCTCTATCTTTGTGTTAAGAGCCTTGCCAACTGGAAGGTATGACTTATCATCATACTCCACTGTCTTGTTTTCTCTGGTTTCCTCTCCGGTCAGTGGACCGATACCCATCGTATACGAATAGAGACCTGATGCTGTTTTTTTGCTGTCTAGGACAATCACATCCAAGTCAACAAACTTTTTCCACTTAATCCACTTGGGATTCTTTCTGTTTCCTATGTAGTATGTTGATTCAATGTCCTTGATTACAACTCCCTCTGCTGCTGGCATTTCCATAATCTTCTCAGCGTACTCACCTACTTCTTTCATTGAGTCTGCTATCCTAGTATCCTGCTTCGATGGAAAGGCTAGAGGGTCGGAAGAGTGTTGTGCAAATTGATAGAGAAGTATGTTTATTCTCTCCCTCAACGGCTCGTCTGCCAAATCCTTTCCCTCATGCTTCATGATATCAAAGACATGCGCTCTCAGTTCCCCGCCTTCTAGTTCCTTCTTGAATACATGAGTAATGGTATCTGCCCTATGCAGAGGCTCATTGTCCTTGAATAAGATGAGTTCTGCATCCAAGATGCAGTCGCCAAATGCTTTCTTCTCCATCTTCTCTACTTGCTTCTCGCACTTGTCTGTGATATCCTTCTTGTTGTAAGAGTATATCTTAATGTCATTGTTGAACTTGTGAATCTGTATTCTCATGCCGTCGTATTTCTCTTGAACAACAAACTCACCACTGAGTCCCTTTATCTGCTCCATGTCCTCTAAGTCAAATATTCTGTACATTGGTTTGTTAGGAATTAGGAAATCAATGTCCTCCTTCTCTTCCTCGCTCTTACTTTCATCCGACTTGGCGATGTCCAAGTCCTCCAATGCCTCCCATTGCTCATCTGAGTATTGAGACTCGTACACCTTCTTCAAAAGCCCATATGCCCTCTTGAACTTTGCATTGACTCTCGTTGAGTCCTCATCATCTCCATAATGCTCTATGATGTAAAGAGGAATGTCCTTCGGTTTCAAATCCAAACCCATTGCTCCCTGAGTTATCTCATCGGGAGTTAGTTTGTTTTCCTCCCATGCTTTTTTCGGCAAGGCGTTGTTGTGGCTTCTTAGAGCAAAGTGAATGAACGCTGCAAACAACGAATCATCTTTCAGAAGAGTGGTCAGTACGTCCTTCCCTAGTTGCTTTGAGAATGGGTCAACTACGTTGTCTGAATCGAACCTCATGCTCTTTATGTCTTCATAGACTCTCTTAGCAAGAAGTGATTCAGCATTGAAGACCTTATCATCAAACAGTTCCTTCTCGCTTATTGAGTCCTTTAGTTCTGTAGCAAAGTCACCTAGTCCGTCATATTCCTCTCTTATGCTTTTGACTGTCTCCTTCCACTTCTTCCCATACTCCTTTGGGTTTTCCCTAGCGGAAAGATAGGCATAGCGTACTCTCTCAAAGAAATCTAGGACTCGCTTTGTGAAGGCACTTGTCTCTTTTTCAAACGCTACGCCGGAGGTTTTCATTCGTCATCATCTAACCTTCGTTGACTCTATCCTCTTCACTAGT